GAGAACTAAGTTTATTATTAAATGTAGTCCAATCTGTTGAACTTAAAGCACCACGATTAGTTGCAGAAGCCGTAGGTACTTGAAGTGTTATTACTGGAGTAGTTGTACTATTTGCTACAGTTGAAGATAAATCTGTACCTGTTGTTCCAAGAGTTAAGGCCGCAACAGATGTAACAGTTCCTGTTCCTACTGATGGAGTGTAATATTCCAAAGCAGTAGCACCTGCATTTACTCTTACTGATTGTCCTGCTGTTCCCAATGTGTCAAGAGGTGCAAGTTTACTATCTAAAGATATTGTACCAGTTGTAGTTATTGGACCACCTGTAAGACCTGTTCCTGTTGCTACATTAGTTACTGTTCCCATTCCTACTCCTCCAACAAACATAACCTTAAGTCCTTTAGTTGTGTCATCAATACGCCCCATTCTTATTTCTTCATTTGCATCATCAGTAACTAGCCCAATAACAGGCTCGTGGTTTTCATCTCTTTTTAATATTTCGTTTGCCATAAATTTATATTGGTAATATTAATAATTCTCCACCATCACAACATCTTAGGGATTCAACCAACCCTGTTGTTTCGTTGTAACCCAATAATGTTTTGGTATCATTTTCGTCAATTTTTGCACTGTTTAAAGTTAAGGCGGCATCTGAACAAGGAGCAACTATATAGATTAAAAGAGCGTCAGTAACAGGGTCTACTCTAACAGGTTCAACTAGTCCTGTAGTTTCATTATAGGCTAACCAAGTTTTTACATCATTTTGATCTATTTTTGCTTGCATATTATAAATAAGATACTGTTATATCTTGTGCGGCAGTTGCTGTAACGATAGTTAAGCCATTATTAAATATTACATCATAAAGAATTGTTGCATTGTTTGCTAATAGAGTTGCAGGTTGAGTAATTGTAGCGATAACTGTTCCTCCTGCTGTTAATCCATCATAAATAGTAATTACTCCAGTTGCTGCACCTTTATTAATTACAATAGCGTGTAAATATCCTTGTCCACTTTTGACTAAAGTAGTTGTTGGTGCAGCTAAGGTAATATTTAGATATTTAGTTAGGTTTGTTGGGGGCATTTTGTTTTATTTTCTCGTAAGCAATTCGTAATGATACTTGTTGACTTGCGAGGCGTTGTTCTCTTTTAATAATATCGACTTCTTTTTCTTTAACTTCTTTTTCTCTAATATTGATAACTTTTAATGCAACTTCATACTCTTTTTCTTTTTCTAAGACTTCTTTTAACTTATTTTTATATATCTCTTCTTCCTCAATTCGTTTATTTCTGGCATTTTCATATTCAACTCTAGCCAATTCCTTAAGACTTGTAACTTCAGATTTAATTTTTTCTATTTTTTGTTCGTCTAGTCTATTTTTTTCAACTATATCTGATATTTTAACTCGGTCTACTTCTAACTCTTGTTCTTTAATCTTAAGTTGCTCGTTTGAAATGAATATGTTGTGTTTATCTATTTCTATTTCTTTCTTATTTATCTTTAATTCAGCCCATTCTTTATCTAAAGGTTTTAAAAGTTCATCTCGTTCACGTCTAGCTTCTTCAATTTCGTGTTTGACTGTTTCTTTTTCCTCATTAAACTTAGCTATATCAATTTGAACTAACTTTAGAGAACTTTCCCGCCAATCATTTAATCTTTTTTCTTCATTGGCGGAAGTTTCTCTTAGTTTATCTACCCTAGTTGCAAGAGAAATGCCATCATCAATTAAACGTTTCCGTTCATCGTTTTTAGCTTTATCTAAATCTTGTTTCTTTGGCAAAATCATAAATTAGTTCATAGTTCCAAGTTCTGGTATTGAGTAGTCTTTAAAGGCTTGCTCTAGGTTTTCATTTCTACCTACAGCTTTACTTCCTTTAAATTCAGAATCACTTACTTTTGGTACATCTTTAACTACCATTTGACTTTTAGGTAAGGCTATTAAACAAGCTTGAGCCACATCTTTATACTCAGTATCTTCGTCATAAGTAGCTGGAATATATCCACCTTTTTTGACTAATTCTTGATATCTCTTTGTTGTAAAGAACCACTTAGTTGCATAATTCTTAGCGAATTGCTTTCTAATACTCTGCACTTGTTCGGGTGTTGTGTCTGGGATTAAAAGTGGAGATGTTGTTTTACTTTTAAAAGTATATTCTTTATTATTCCATAAAGTTGTAAAGTCTGATGATTCGTTTCCGAATTTACCTTTAAACTTTGCAAGACCTGGATTAGTAAAGTAAAAAATTCCCTCGTTGTATAAACCCACACCATAATTGTTTTCCATAATATATTTAATGCACTTCAGGTGGCATAAGACCTATATTAATTTTAATTCTACTACCCTTTTTCTAGCCTTATCACTCTTCTCCTTTTTCAAGAAGAAGAGAGTAAAGCTAGAAATTCTAACTAAAGTTGTACGTTTATCATATTGTACTTGGCACTTGCTGAAGCGACAAGAACTGAACCTATAACTGGTCCTGCTGCTACTGTATAAGTTGCAACTGCACCTGGTGTTGATGATGGAACACATACGTTTAGTCCCATAGCTACTGTACCTGTTGCTAGAACTGCTACTGGACCTTTTACTTGGATAAATCCATAAGAAGGAACTGTTGCTGTTGAAGCTGGGATAGGATAACAAGTTACACCTAGAATTTGTCCTGTTAAGGTTGTTGCGGGAGAGATAATAACACCGTCTGTAGTGAAATCTGTTCCATTTTGAGAACCGAAAGGATTAATTGTAAGAGTGTATCTTGAATCTGTTGAAGTTGCTGTTGTAAATGGATCTTCTAATACTACAGAGAAAGCTGAAGTAGTTGAAGCTGCAGAGTTAGAAGCAATTTTCATTGTCTGTCCAAGTCCTGTACCTTCTACTACATTCAAGTAACCACCAGAAAAGCGATTTGCTAATATTGCTGTTGCACCTGAAGCTATTTGAATAACTTTTCCACCTACAGCTGCTGCGATAGGACCTAATGCTACTGTATAACCTGTTGTACTTGTTGTAGCTGGACTAAGACCTACAGCGTTTGCTTGTGCTGCTGGACCTTGAACTACTACACCTGCTCCTAAGGCTGTTCCTGCGTTTTGAACAAGAACGAACTCACGACCGTCCCCTGAAGCAAATCTTGAACCTACCATTGTATCAAGATTAGCATCACTATTTTTTACTCCACCTGCAACCGTAGTTGTAGAATATAACTCAAATGGAGCACTTTTAAAATCTTTTAATGTACTCATAATTTTTCTTTAATTAATTAATAATGTTAAGCACTTAATGTAATGTTACAAATCCAAGTGTTTGCACTTGCAGTTCGTGTCCAGAACATTTGAGCATTTTTACCTGCTGGAACTGCTGCTGAACCTGTTAGAGTAACACCAGAAGCACCCGCTGTAATTGTAACTGTTTGGTTACCTGTGTTTGCATAAACACACCAGAAGTTATCGCCACTTGTTACACCACTAATTGCAGTATCCATTTGAGTACCTGTTGGGGTAGTTAATGTTCCTGCACCTGTTGTTGAAGCATGAGTGATAAGTCCTCCGATTAAGTTTGCTGCTGTTGGTGTACCGTTTTGAGTTGCAATAGCTGTATTTACTACTCCTCCAAATATTGTACCTGTTGTAGTTCTACCAATTGAAAGTATACCTGTTGATACACCTCCGATAGTTAGATTTCCTGCACCCTTAGCATCTATTGAAAGACCTGCTGCTGCACCTGATGATATTGCTGCGACTGCAACAGTTCCTGCTGCGGTAGCACCTATAACATTTAATCCTGCTGCTTGTGAAGCTGTTGAAGAGTCTACATTAAATGCTGGGTTTGTAGTTCCGTTAAGACCTACAGATAAAGCAGAAGCAGAAGCAGAAGTAATTGTACCTAGAGCTGTAACTGTTGAACCATTGATGGTTGTTGCTGCTGGAAGTGATACTGTTGCTGCACCTGTAAAGTCAACTGCTTTGTTGGTATTTAAACCATTTTGTTGAACTGTAGGATTGTTTGCTTCTATACATATGTCAAAATTTTTAGCCATATATTTTATATTGAATTAAGCTAATAATAATCGACATTAAATTCCTGTGATTCCAGTAAGAACTCCGTTACGCTTTGGAGCTGTACAGATAAGGTTTCCTCCCATAATCATAAAGCCGTTTATTGCTCCTTGATTGTAAGCGTGAATCCAGTCAGTCCAAGTGAAAGCCTTAGTTGCATTAGAAGGAGCATATTCATATACGTTTCCTTTAATTAATTCAGTCTTCAATGATACTGGTGTACCTCTGTACCAATTTAAACCATACCAATGTAAGTAGTCTAGGTTCAAAAGGTAGAAGTTACCTGTAAGAATTTTCTTATCACGGAAGATTGTTAAACCATCCCACACTAGACCCAAGTCTTTACGAGCTGTTGGAGCTTTGTAACCTGAACCTGCGTTCATATTACTAAAGTCAGAGTAAGTATTTCTTTGGAAAGTTTGGAATAATTGTTCACAGTAAGACCAAGTTGTATAGTCTGTAATTGCGAATGTTGGTGCTACTTTACCATCAGTTATTGAGTTAGCAAGTTGACGAATCTTCAAAAGTGAAATTGTTCCACCTGAAGCTGTAACTGTTGCTTTTAATCCTGTGTATGTTGCACGAGAAAGTCCTCCATAGTTTGCTGCTACTGTACCATCATCTACAATGTTTGCTAGACCTGATGGAGCTTTACCACCAAAAGATGTACCATCTCCTTGGAAGAAGTTACCAATGTCATCTGCAGCATCTTGTGCTCTTGATTCCATCATAACTTTAGCTAATTTAATAGTTTGAAGTTTAGTGTTGTTTACTGATAAGTCAGAACCTGCTAATGCTACGTTTGTTGCTACGAATGTAGGATAGAACGACATATTAACAGAAACTTGTTGCTGAGATGTTGGAAGTTGATCGTAACCAGAAAATGCTACTGAAGCAATTCCTTTTTGGTATTTGATTGGGAAGTCCATTCTAAAACCATCCCATTTCTTTGTATTTTCTAAAATGTAACCAAAGAAAAAGTTATCATTCAAAATTAAGTCAACCCAAGCAGGTGCTAAATACTTGTTTGTAGTTGTCTGAATATTTATTGTTGAATTTGAATCCATAATAATAAAGTTAAATTACTAATAATCTATTTAAGGTTTTCTATAAACCTTTCTGCTTCTGCGAAAGTTGAGCGTCCTTGCGGGACACTACTTGTCGTTTCAGCACTATTTCTCATTCCTCGTGAAGCTAGGTCTTTAGCACGATTTGGTTGAGCAGTAGACTTTTTTATATCACTGAATGTTTCCCAAGCGGAGTTCATATCAGGGTAATCTACTATATCGCCATTTCGGTCTTTCGGAGCTATCTTCTCTACGAATGCCACAAATTCTTGACGAGTTTTCTTTGCTATCGGATTATTAGAAGTGATGTCTACATCAAAGTTTTCCTCAATGTTTTCAAATGCACTTTCTAATTCCTCTTCTGCTTCTTGGTCGGCTTGTACATTTGCGTTCTGCCTTGACTCTAGCTCTGCTATTGCTTCGGCTTTTGCTTGCTGTGTGCCTTCCAATAAGATTTCCTTAAACTCTTTAATCATTGATACTTTTTCAGGAGTATCATTGCCTATAAGTCTTGTAAGGACATCATCTACTCGTGTGTTAGGAACTTGTGTTGTCTCCTTAACCTCTGGTGTAAAGTCTGCTAGTCTACGAGAGATTTCTTTCTCAATAAACTTCTGAACTTTAGGGTCTTTGTTAAAGGGCAAAGGTTTTTCAATCTCTGGCTCTTCAACTGTTTCTTCTTTTGTTTCAAAAGTATCTTCGGATTGTTTAAGGTCTTCTGATGAAGTATTACTTAAGTCTCCTAGGAATGCGTCTAACTCTGTTTTATCTTTATCCATATATTGCAAGCTGTTTCACGCACAGTCAGGGAAGCGTATGGTTATAATAATTTACACAGGCTTTGTTTAGAGTCCACTGCCGAGGAACGGACTAATTAAAAAATCTTTGTAGGGATTTTTACACTATTTAACTAACTATTTACACATTTTTTTAAGAGCTTTCATTTTTGAACCGTGTTCTTTCTTTTCAAATTTACCTTTCTCTTCGTATTTTTTCATTCCACCTTTCTTCATTTCGTTTATTTCTTCTTTTTTCATATTATTTTTTCATTTTTAATAACTTAGCCATTTTTTTATCAGTGGCTTCATCTTTCTTCGACCCTTCCTTATAACCCATTTTTTTATCTAAATAATTATCTGCTTTTGAACCTTCATATTTTTTAAGTGCTTTTGTTTTTGAGTTCATAATTTATTGTAATGGTACATTTGATAATGATGCTGATGCAGGTTCTGACGACAAACCTAAATCTGTTCCTTGTGGAGTTGGTTGTCCTCCATCTGGTGGGTTAGCTGGGTTAGCACTATCTTGTGGTTGAGCTTGTTGAGTTTCAGGGAACATCATAGCCATATATCCTTGGGGGTTTTGTAACCACATAGCTGTTTGTTTGGCTGTTTCAATTGGATCGGAATAATTTAATTTTTTAAAGAGTGTAATCGGGTCAAGAGCATTTGCTTTATATAAGTCAATGGCTTGGTTCATTTCTGTAAGCTCATCCTTTGGTTGCATTGAATTAGGGCTAACACTAACCACATACTGTCTCTCGTGTCCTACCATCTGCAAGCCTACATACTCTACGGCACTTGCTTGTCCCATAATCGCAGCGTAATGCTTTTCGTCATAGAACACATAAGTGAGTTGAAGCATCCAATTAAAGAATGATTGAGCTACTGTTTCTAGTGAGTCGCCCATTCCTCCACCGATACGAGAGCTATCGTGTGATTGGTTAAGTATCATGCCTCTCGCTGTAGTATTCTCATCAGGTTGCTGTGCAGTTAAACCTTGTGTGCCATAAATTGAGCGTAGAGTGTCCTTATCTATGTTTTGGCTATCTAGTATCCCATTTGGTAGTGCAGGGGCTGGTAGGCGTTCTACAGAGCCTTTAGGGCCTAGTATAGGGTCGCCTTGCTCTAGTGCATTAGCTCCTTGATGAGCTGTTTCACTTGTAAAGGCTTTGTCATCCATTAAGAGTGAGTTATTGGCGTGGTCTAGATTCTTTTCTATTTGATTATCTCTTTTATTGATTCTGTCTTGGTTAGATATGTTCTGTTCTATCAAGTTAGTGAAGTCGTGAGGTTGCTCTTGCATTGAAAAGACTGATAGGAATGTATAGTTCTTCTGTGGAGTAGCGAAATGATTAGTCTTGCCTTCTTCGTAGTTAAAGAACTCGTTTTTATGCTTTTCTAGGACTTCATTCTCGTAAGTTGTGAAAGTAAACTTATCTGTGTGCCATTCTGTTCGAACAACCTGTGTACCAAGTTTCGAACCAACTCTTTCTTCTATATAAGCTTTAGAACTTGGGAAATCATCAATCAAATCTTGAGCTGTGCTTTGTATTCTTTCTCCTAACCATCCAACAAAGTTACCAAACTCATCTACATAGCCGTCTGGGTCAAGTAAGAAGTTCTTAGGTTTTCGAACTTCACATTTAATTTGATTAGTTTCTTTGTCCCAACCGTATTTCATTACTGCTGTGAAGTATATACCCCAATGCCAAACCATTAAGCCTAGTTTCTTTCTAAGCCCTAAAGTCATAGCCAAGAATTGAAGCACAGTTTTGACATCGTTGGAGGCTTTTTTGCCTTCCTCTGTATTGTCTGAAAAGACTACTGGTTCAGGGTTCTTGGCTAATGCTTGAGGAACAAATGTTGCTGTTGCTTCAAAGAGCAAGTTAGAGGGAACAGTTTTAATGTTTAATCCAGTTTGATTTTGTCTGCCTAATAGGTATTTCTTGTTGAGTTCTTGTCTGCCTTTAATACTACCTTCGTAGGTAGCGTAAGATGACTCATAGTCTCTTTTAAGAGCTAAGAGTTCTTCGTCAGACATTGGTAAGTCTAAGAGGTCTATTTCATCACCTACTATGCCTTCTTCGTTGTATAGAGAATCTGAAGACTTGTTAGTAGGATTGTTTACTAAACTTGAGGGACCTATGACATTTAATGCAAGTGGGTCGTTATCCATATTATTTTATACCAAATCTTTTAGCTTCACTTTTAAAATGTTTTCTTACTTCAGCTTTTTCTTTATAATCAGAACCTCTACGAGCTAATGCTTTAGCACGAGATTGACTTTTCATTGCCTTATAAGCGTTTAAATCCTTTTCACTTTTAAAACTATGACCATATCCTGTTAATTCCATATTAAAATAGACGAAATTCCTTTCGGAACTCCGCCTTTGTTTGGGTTTAGAGTTAATAATACTATCGCTACTTAAAGTATAAACCTCTGTAAAAAATAAGTCAAGCTTTTATACGAGAATCATATAAACTATCGTGCCTTTCTATCTTTTGAATTAATCCTTGACTATCAAAATGAATGATAACTGAGCCGTTCTTTATAGTAAATGCCCCTGAATTACTTAGTTTATTAAACACATCATAAAAATGCTGCCATTGTTTGAATAGTTCGGCATCTTTGGGGGTTAAAAATACTTTAATTTCATTATCCATTATATTGTTCGCCCAAATAACTTGTATCTGGTGTAGTTATTTCTCCATTAAAAGCACGAGGAATGCTTGATAATACAGAATCGTGATGAACTATAGTTGCTAAGTCTTGTGCATATTTATCTAGTCCAGCACGAGCATAGACATAGGCCATCCAAAGGTGATCCGCTCCTTTTCTTTTCCAAATCCATTTCCAACCATACTGAGGGTCATTTTCATCTCCTGTAATTTCTTTTACTCGGTAGATATTTAAAGCGTGTTTAAAGAAAGGTTGCCAGTCGTCTAATTTACCATTAAATACCATTCTCTTTTCTTTTATCTCGTCTACACATTGTTGAATGAATCGGTTGCGGTCTATAAATACTTTTTGGTCGCCGTCTTCGTCTTTCCATTGGATTAAGTTTTGTGTCTTTGATTCTTTGTTAGACCAACATAATACTACTCTACCTTTGTATTTCTGTTGTAGTTTTCTTATACCAATTAAGTCCCCCCCTTGGTCAGCTATTAAAATACTTCTAGGGTATCTCTTTAGTAAATCTTCTATCGTGTCATAAGGGTCATATCCAGCAGTACCATTCTCTTGAGGGCTTTCGCAATATCCATAGTGGAAAGTACCTTGCTTGTTCATTAAAACATAATGTAAATCATGTCCTGTATCTAAACCTATTATTATTCTATCATTCTGTTCGTTTACTTCAGGATTTAAACAATTTATCAATGCTTCTATCTGCATTATGTCATTAGCACTAATAAGCGGTTCTCCTAGCCACTTTTGTTTATAAAGTGTTGGTCGTCTTAATCTATCATCTTCAATCTCTTGTTTAATAACATCAGGTAGCCAACCGTACTTCTCAGCTACGTCATAGTTTACATGAATAGCTAAAACATTTGGTCTACCTTCAACTATCAATCTTTCGTGTACTGGGTCATTAGGAAGTAAACGGTTATATGTATAAATAAGTTTTGAGCCTGGTTTACGAATAGTAGGAGTTAATATCTCAAGACTACCCTTAGTAATTGTTTGGGCTTCTTCAATCCAAGCTATATCTATACCTTCAATAGACTTTACACCTTGTTCGTTATTCCATAATCCTTTAAAGAAAAAATCAGAACCAGTTACTTTATTTGTGATAGAGTTATTTGTAACTTCAAAGTCAGTAAGTCCATACTGTTTTATTAAATCAGCTAGTAGTTGATGTGATGATTCAGCGATAGAGTTTTGAAACTCACGAAAACAAGCTATTCTAACTTTCTTTAAACGAGCTTGAATTATTAAGTATCTTCCTACTGTATGAGACTTTAGTCCATATCGTCCACCATATACAGCAGCCTCTCTCCAATCATTATCAAATAGTCTTTTAAACTCAGTTGGTATTAGTATTTTCTTTAGTGTTTGCATCTATAAATTCTACTAGAATCTGTTGTATAGACTCTCCGTTAGTTGTTATGTCAGTTGCTTGTTTTGCTTTGTCCATTACTCTATCGTGTATTTCTTTAATAGCCGGAACATCTCCTTCAAGAGCTTTTGCGATAAGAACTGGTTTGATTAAAACTAGAGCTTCTCCAAGACCTTCTTTATATTCAGCAATAAGTTCTTTAGTTGCTTTCTTTCTTATTATATCTTCGGGAGTATCTTTTGGTCTGCCCTTAGGATTACCAGAAACACCAGGCTTATATAAGTGCTCTGGTCTGTTCTTTTCTGTTTTAGTTACTTCTTCTTCCATATATTATGCACTATGAAAACTATTAACTTCTTTGGGTGTGGTTGATTTTATATCTAAATACTGTTGGTCTTTTATTTTATTATCTATGATTGTTTTTTGACTAGCAACATATTCTAACAAATCAGTAGACTTATAGCCTCCTATGTATTCAGGTATCATTACTAGCTTAATAGCATTAGAAGCAAAAGTTAATGTGCCTAGTGAGATAGCGATACCTATTATAATTCCTAGTGTGATTTTTTTCATATTATTTTTTTGTTGTTTTACCTTTCTTTTTAATATCTTTAACAGATATAATTTTTAAATCTTCTATCTTTATTTCTGGTTGTTTTATTTCCATTTTAACTCTATTATCTATTTCTGGTTTAAAAAGTATACCCATTAATTTATCATTTACTTCCTTATCTAGTGGTGTTGAGTCGAGCATTAAGAAGTAGTTGTTTTCTCCTTTACGTATTACTAAGTCTAATGGACCTTTATCTGTGTTGCAGATTAAGCGTCTGATCACTTTGACATCAAGGGCTTTCATTACACTATCATCTTGTTTTTTAATTTTTTCCATATTAATATATTTTTTCTAAATTATTAAGGCACTTATTACAAGTTGGTTCATTTGGTCTTATAGGTGGTAAGTGTATGGGTTTTATCTCTCGTCTTGAGAGCCATAACTTTCTCTTTTTACAACTAGGGCAGATTTTTAAGATATTCATAATTTTTTTAATGCTTCTATTGTAAATTCTAATTCATAACCATCTTTTATTTTAACATAATTATATTCAAATAATTTCTCTGAAAGATAATTAGGTAATGGTGTAGCTATTCCATAATACATAATCCAATATTCAGGCGTAATTATACAAGGTGAATTTTCTTTTTGTGGTTTTCTAGTTTTAAGAAAATTTCTGAATGATAATTTCATATAATTATTGAAATGCTGGTTGTTGTTCTTTAATTATAGGCTCATCTGGTAAAAATACAAGAGCCGAACTTGTTAAAAGAGTTGACGATATACCGACCGCATTTCTTATAGCATTTTTAATTACTGCACTTGCATCTACGATATTTGTATAATCTAATTCATTTGGTTTTCCCATAAATCCAGCATTTTCTATAATTTGTAAGTATGGAGTAGTTAGTGCTTTTTTCATTATATTACCTGCAATAGTATCCTGTAGATTATCTGCAACTTGAATTAAACATCTACCACCTCCATCAACTACTCCATACTTTAGAGCTAACTCACTTGAATGGATAGCATCATAAGTTTTTAGAAGTTTGTAAGATAAGTCTGTTTCACTATTTGCACCTAATTTTAGTATAGCTGTTTTATTGTTTAGCCAACCTAAACGTAATTTACTATCATCAGTTCCTTGTTGTTGTAATTGAGCTATGTGTTCGGTTATGTCTTTAGTTCCAATCAGTATAGTTTCTTCTGAATCTACTGTTATTTTATCACAAGTTCCAAGTACTTCCAAGTTCAATTTATTAAACGACATTCCTTCTTCTATCACAGTAGCACCTACACATTTAGCAAAATCTTCGTAATAATATTCTCGCCATAGTTTTGGAACTTTTATTATACAGATATTAAATGTATGACCTTTATGTAAGTCTATAAGCATTTGAGCTATTCCTGCGTCCATATCTGATGTAAATATGATTAAGTCTTTTTTTCCATCTAATTCCATTTGATTAAGAATTGGATTTATATCATCATCAATCATTATTTTCTTTTTAGTTACAAGGATTGTAGGCTTTTCGTAGATTGCTTTGTTTTTATCATTATGAAACATATATGGAGATAATATACTAGCCATATCAAATCTGACACCGTCTATAACTCGGTAAGAGGTTTCATAAGTTCCGCTTCCTTCACACTGGATTATTCCCTTTGCACCTATCTTTTGGTATATTTTTTGTAAAAGTTTTCCTATTTCTGGGTTTTCTGAAGCTGTCGTAGCGACATTTTCTACTTCATCAACAGTTATTTGTTTAGTTTGTTTATCTATTTCTCTTTCTATCAAAGGAATTAAGGCATCTAACTCTTTCTTTAAGGTTAGTTTATTTATATCGGCTTCGTATCCTTGTTTTAAAATCTCATTTAAAAGTAATAAGGAAGTTTTACGAGAATCTCCTGATAGTTTGTCTTGGCGTTCCATTAGTTCAAGAACAAATCCAAAACCTATTCTTTGCCCAGGAGAAGTAATTTTAATATCTTTTAGAATAGTGTAGGCATCATTTGCTATAAGATGTCCTGGTCGCATTCTACTTTCAATGATTACATTACTTCCTCCTCCTCCGTAGGTACTACGAATTAAGTCAGTAGCGATTTCTACACCTTCCATTAATTCTATTATTGCTTGGTCTTTGATTATATTATTATTCATTTTTATTTAATCATTTGATAATGGATCATATTTGTATTCGTGCCATATATAGTTTGGAATTGGTATATTCTGTAAAACTTGGCGTAAATGGTATGACATAAATTTATTGTTATCTACTCTGCCTTCATCATTTATTTTAAAGAATTTCTTTATGTGACAGATTTTACAGACTTCAAGCACTCCTGTTTCGTATTCTCTTGCTACTTCAAATCTATGTAAATAGCCCTTGAGACACTTACTGTTTTGCCAGAACGGATGATTAAGCTTCATTTCTTTTAATTGCTAGAATAAAATCATCATTCTCTTGGATTAGAAAGATTTTACTTCCATCTTTTTCTACAATTTCCTCTATCCCGAATAAAGTCCAACCAATTGTATCTCCTTTTTTAACTTTTGTAACTTCTTCTCCTATTGCTAATACCTCACCATAAAGACAATATATAGCTTTTTCACCTACTATTTTACCTTTTAATTCAGGTTTCACGAGTATATTTTTACCAAATGGAATCCATTGCATAATTT